CTCCAAATATAGCTGCTCTTGCGAAAGCCTCTTGAGCATGATCCTCATCATCCCACAGATATCTATCTTTAAGAGTAGCGATTGCAAAATCACCAAGTAATTCTTCACGGGAATAATCTATCTTGATTCCCTTGTAATCTTGTACACCAATTTTAGTTGTCATTTTAGTGATCCTTCAAATGATCTAAATAAGGTTCCTCTTTGACCTTACATCCAGTTTCTTCTATATATTTTAAAAGTCTATCTTCATACCATCTTGCTTTGTATAGATCCTCAATCCCATTCTTGTAACGGAATCTCCATCTGTACTTCAAGCTGTTGCCCCGTAAGTAACCAATAAACTCTTCAGGTGTCAACATGCTCTCAATAGCTTGTATACATTCCACTCCACCTTTGTTGTAATGAGGAGGGCTGTTCACCACATCAGTCATTCTTGCTCCTTGTCTATATCAAAATATTCTTCTTTGAACTGTTCGCTGTCTCTGTATTTCATGTCTACCCAATCATCTGGGATACTTTCCTCACTGTACCATTCAAACCCGTTAGCACCTGCCCACTCACCGTGGCTGCGTTTCGTACCGTCTTTACGGCGTTTGGCCTGTGGCATTGGAGCGTTTGGATCAGCAAAAAGAAACACCAACTCCACGTTAGGAGGCAGCATTTTCTTTATCCAGATGTATTTGCTGTACTCAGAGTAGTCCCAGAATCGTCCCTTAGCTTCAATCAGATAAGTCTTACGGCCTATCTTCTTGCTAAAGTCGGGATGATAAATATGGTTGACTACATAGGGTATCTTTCTGTCGTGATGTTTCCACCCCTTCAGAAGACCGTGATGTAGATTATATTCCCAGATAGAATCATAGTTAGTCGGACGCTTGACTCTACGCTTCCTATAACCTCTTCTTACCTTTCCCTTTTTCAATGTACTGTACTCTCAAGTCTAAAGGCAAGCTCATAGTCTGCTAAGTCACAGAGTCTTTCTATAACTGAATCAGGAACTTCAGAGATATCAGCATTCTTTGATAGTAGGAATGCGCTCGTAGCCACGATAAGGTGAGCTAGATCAATATTATCCAAGTCTTCTTCCATTGATATTATCCACGCCTGATTGTTTTACATGTTTAACAAACCAACGGTAGCTGTTAGGCATCAGACGCATTTGTCCTTCTGTCATGATGTGGGTTTGTTTCGGCATAAAGTCCATGAAGTTATCAGGATTTATTTTCTTTGCTTCTTCCTCGCTTACCAAGGTCTTCATCCAACCAAAGGCTAGATCCTTGGCAAGTCTACGGGCTAGTTTAGCTTTCTTGCCATTCATAGCACTTCCTCTACGTTGGGTGCTTTCTCAACCTTAGTAAAATAAGTAATACCCTTGGCATATCTGAAAGCCCTCAAGCCCTCACCATCATTAGCATCTGCATGACACAGGAACTTATGTGGACAATAAGAGCAACCTCGACTCAGCTTCATATTACCTTTAGCTCCTTCAGGCACATCCTCATAACATTTCTCAGGCGGCTCATCAGATGCTAAAACTTCCCCCAGATAAGATATTCTTTCTGATGCGTTGATCTTGTCAAAATCATCAGGACAGTAAAAGGCAAGCTCCCCGGTCTCTTTGTTGATCGTGAGAAACCCACCTTGATTTGTACCCTCTGCTGCTTCATAGCCACTGAGCTGTGCTATATATCCAAAAGGATCATCATCAGGTAGTGTACCATACTTGAACTTTTTAAACGCAAAAGAGGAGGCACTCTTTATATCAACTACCTCTCCATCAATCTTACAGTCCATGTGACCGGAAACACCTGAGACATTTACTTCTTTCTGCTCATCTGTAACATCATGTCCAGATAATCTAGCAAGCATAAGAACAAGCTCTTCTAGGATATGACCGTAGAGAAACTTGATCATTGTACTTGGAGCAACTGAAGATGAGGTTTCAGACTGCTTGTCAAACCAAAGCTGTCGAGCGGGTTTTCCTAAGTTAGACATCCTTAAAATGAAAGATGAATCCCTCCTCGTAGGGTTAGCCCATCCCCGAAGCACTTCTTTCATATCATCGCCAAACTTGTCTATCTGTTCTTCAGTTAGATCAATGCTGTCACCCTCGCACAGAGGACGGATGTTTTCATATATGTCTTCTACTATGTTTTGTAATGATTTCATTTTCGGTGCTTCACAAATCGACATTTACGGGTTTCTGAGTTGTAGTGTAAATACTGTACACCCAGACGCTTTTGTTCATCTGTCTTTGCGGATAACCTTCCATCCTTATAAGACTTAACATCAATCAATGTGATCTTTCCTTCAGGAGAGAGGGCTACAATATCAACTGGCCCAGTGCAGCCAGAGTTCTTGAAAACATGATAGCCGTTATCCCACAACCAAGTAATAGCATAATGCTCTGCTAGGTCACCTATTCTGCTCGGATCGTGCTTAATGTGTTTCACTCCAGTTGTCTCCTATCTTATATTCACCATCTAGAGGACAGTTGAGTTCAAGATCTTTGCCTGCTTGTATAATGCACTCAACACCAGTTTTGCCTACTTCTTCTGCATACTGCTCTGGTACTTCTACTTGCCATTCATCGTGGATATTACCTACAACTACAGCACCATACTGTTGGATTCTTTCATGGAACAGAATCAATGCTTGTTTCATTACGATGGCTCCACCACCCTGTAGCAAAGCATTCAAAGCACTATGTTGAGATCTTATCTTTATCTTCCTACCATCAAGACCCTTCAAGTATCCTTTTGTTGATGCTCTTGACACTTTATAGATAAGAGTTCTAAATGATGGGAGATTATCGAGGAAAGTGTCTCTAAGTCTCCTGCCATCTTTTTTGCTTCCCCCAACCACCGTACCAATTTTTTCATCTCCTGCTCCGTATATGAGTGCATAGATGAATGTCTTTGCCTGATTTCTTGATTCAAGTCCTGCAAGTCTTTGATTAGCTGTGTGTATGTCTCCGTTGAGGATTTCATCTATAAAGCCTTCATCATTCATGTAGTGAGCAAGCATCCGTAGCTCAAGGCCACTAGCGTCAATGCCTACTAGTTTGTGTTTAGGAGGAACTACCCAACACGCCCTACATTCCTTACCGTAAGGAGCGGAACAGTTAGGAACTTGGGCCATGTTGGGGTTCCTGTGAGTCATTCTACCAGTAACAGTGCCGTTATGGTTTACAAAGCCGTGGACTCTTTCTTTATCACCAAGCTCTTTAAACCATCCGTTTATCTGAGATATCCGCTTCTGTAGCATCAGATACTTTCCAATCAACGCTGCTTCAGGTATGTCTTTTACACGGGACAATATCTTCTCATCAATCATTGGCTGACCTGTAGGAGTAAACTGCTTAGGCTTCCAACCAAACTCCTGTAGATATTCTCCTATTTGTTTTCTAGATCCTAAGTTGAAGTCTATAGTCTTCTCTCTGATGATGGAGCCTTTCTTAGATATCTCAGCATGATCTTCATCTGTTAGGCGTACACCTTTACCCTGAAGAGTCTCGCCCATCTTAGAAACCTTTCCGGCTTTGGTTGTGCGTTTGAATATCTCTATACGCTCAACCTTAGGCTTGAACCGCTTCTTCACTTCAGCGGTAACCTTATCCATTTCTTCTTGGAGTTCTGCCAGTAAAATAGAAGCAGCCTTCTGGTCAAACAAGAAGCCATGCTCCTCCTGCTCCTTCAGTATACTAGCTACCCTGTTCTCAATATCTATTGAACGCTTTGAAAACCCGGCAGCTTCTTTACGTAGCTCAAAATATACTTTCTTGTTGAGAATAACATCGCTTGTACATCTAGCGTGCATCTCAGGACAATAAGCTGTGAAGTCATCAAAGCCGCTCTTGGCAAATCCTACAGCCTCTCCCCATTGTTTGAGGCCGTGTCCACCTTCACGTACTGGGTTGAACAGTCTTGATATGATAAGAGTATCAACAAGTTTTTTGTCGGACAGATCAACGCCACATAGCTTCTTGATCCAAGGTATGTCGTAACAAATAATGTTATGTCCAATCAGCTTGTCTGCTTGCTGTAGAAGCTTAACACCCTCATCTATCTGATCAGGGCCGAACTCGTAAACGGCAGAGCTGTCCAAGTCCACAGCAGAGATACACCAGATGACGCTCACATCTGTAATGCCATCTGTTTCAATATCAAATATTAGTGATTTCATAGTGCTTCATCCGCATCATCATCACCCTCACCGTAGTCAATTATCTC